AGCAACGACCCGAGCAATCGTCTGATCGAAGGCTTTCGCAAGAGAGCGTCCAATCTCCGTAGTATAGATGGAACGCACATCATAATGATTCTGCGCTTCATCAATGTTAGCGATAAACGCCGAGGAGAGGAGCATCTTGTCAATAGCGATGACCCGCTCACCGTGTCTGATCGTGCTGAGATAGCTGTTACCAGCATCAGCAATAGATTCCCCGGGGGTATGGTAGCCAGCCGTGGCAATACCAGTAACCGGGAATTGAGCCGATTTGCCGTTCTTAATGGTTCGGATGGTGTGAAGAGCCTTGAAAACTGTCTGAGTTTCAAAGGTGGTCAACACTTCACCAGCAAACGTCTTAAGAAACAAAGCAAACGTGTCTCCTGTCGCATTGGCTTGTCCAAGGCGGCTAGGAGTAGTATTAGAATTAGCCATTTTGGTTAATCCCTTTCTTGTTGTTGTTTCGTTTCGTTGTTTAGTTGGTACATACTATTACTAGTACGTTTGTAGCGTTAACTCTTCACCTTCAAACTGCCTTTTCGATCTAATCTAGGTTGTCCACCCTCAGGTGGGCCAAGATAGCCTCGTCAACGCACGTTTTGTGGTTTAGGAGTCTCATCTGACAAATCTTTTTTGTAAGGGTCTGCTTCTTCTGGTAAACGTCCAGCATACCAGCCCTCAGGAATAGGCACATCAGTATGGGATAACTCCCATTCTGTGCCATTCCAAAAATAAACTTTTCCCCGGACCTTAGGTCCAATACGTATAATACTAGTCTGGGGGTCCAGAAAGACTACTTTTTTGCTCTCTATCGTACTGGCGCATCCTGTCAATAAAGCGGCTACGCAAATAAGGAGGCAAAGGAGCGGCATCCGAAGCTTTAGTCGGTTTGCCTTGCTCACGTATACTTTCTGTAACAAAAAATTTAAGTATGGCTATTATTAACTCTATTAGCCAAGAAAACATTATTTCTCGTCAATATGTAGCCCTACTGCCTTTAAAACGGATACAATCTTTTCAAGGATAGTATCGTCAGCGGGTGTAGGGGTGAGTTTTACAACAACCCTAGCTAGGACAATAACTGCCCCAACTACGGCCATAATGTTAACAAAGTTTTCGGTAATCCATGTCATAATTTAATCTCCTTTATATAATGTTGGATACTGCAAGCCTGTTCTGTACGTCTTTACGGTACGCCTCATCACTACTGTAACGAGGGTCCTTCATAGCCTGTACAACCTCACTAGTAGAGCGGAAGCCATCACTCCCTGAGGAGCGACCAGCAACGCCACCTAGCAAGTTAGGCTGAGAAGTAGAAGCTGAATATTGGGCATATAAGCCCTTAACAGCCATCCTAGCTTGCTGAACATTACCACCCATAACCATAGAATTGTAAGCGTCCAATTCAGTTTGGGATAGGTTATCAGCCGCCCATTTAGATAGGGCTTGGAAATTTTCTGTGCCGCCAATATCGTTCATAACGGTACTGACTTCACGTTCTTGAATAGCCTGTTGCCCGGCAATATAAGCATTTACTACATCCTTAGGGATGCCTTTTTGTTCTAGGGCCTTGTAGCTTTCCTCACTTAATGCACCTTGGGCCATGTACTCTTGCCCAAACTTACTAAAGTCTGGTGGAAGTTGATTAACATTAGGAACGTCCTGTTCCTGTTCCTGAGGCTGATTATTCTGCTCATTGTTGTTCTCAATAGAGTTGCCCCTGTTTCCAAGCTTTGATTCAAGCTCAGAATAGGCCCTAGCAAGCTCATCCGGGCTATTAAACTTCTCAGGAAGCCATTCTGGTCTACTAGTAGTAGTATCAGAGGGGACAACCGATTGCTGTGCAGAAGGTTGTGTTTGATTATCTGCTGTTTCTGGGGCCAAAGGGCCGCTTTCTGGTGACGTTATAACTACCTGTCCACTATTCATTTTTTTGCTCCTTTTTTATTGTTGCTGTTGAGGCTGTGCTTGGGGTTGCCCCTGTTGCATAGCCTGTTGTAGCGCACCTGTCTTTTGAGATGCAACTAAATTATCAGAAATAGCTTTAATTCCTTGAGGGCCAAGCTGTTGCATCATCATCTGCATTTGGTCTTGTTGAGCAGACTGAGCAATTTCCTCTTCACTCTTAATCAAACCATCCGTACTAATACCGATAGCAGTAGCCCGGCGTTTCAGATAATCCCCAATGTTTACAAATTGACTAAGAATGTCAGGTCCAAGAATCTGACCAACTCCCCCAACAAACATATCTAACTTATTTAAATCATTTCCCCGGCCAAGGGCTTCCACGCCAGTAACAATCATAGGACTAACAATATCCTTAGGAAGCTTAGGCAAGCGTCCCCGCTTAGACATCCTGTCCATAAGCCTATTTACAAGGGGAAGCTGAAACTCTTGTGACATTACAGAGTAAGCTCCACCTAAAGCGGCTTCTAGCTCCTGAGCCATAAACCTTACTTCTTCCGCTGTTACACGCTCTGCATCACGCTGAACAGAGCTATTAAGTAAGAAAGCAAAAGATAGACGTTGAGTAATCTGATTAGCCGTGTCTTGGGCTACTCTAAAATCATTAAATTTCTGAATCTGTAAAGTAGTAACATCAGCGGCATTACCAGAAGCAAACCCACCGTTAGAAGTTTCAGCCAAAGTTTTTGCCCGGGTTGAACCGTTTGGGTTAACCAAGAACAAAACTTTAGCGGCGGCGGCTGACCCCTCTACAATAGCTTGAGTTAAAGCTTCCAAAGAGCGCAGGTCACCAAAATACTCTTCAACAAAACCTCTACCATAATCTTCACCGTCAATACGGTTGTAGCGAAGAGGAATATAAGGGTTTTTGTCTAAAGCATACTTCCCAATAGTACCGGGAATACGCATTCCGTTAATCTCTTGGTAAATTGCCCAATAGTCTGTTTCCCGGCTAATTGCCGTGTATAGCTCAAGAGTTTTCTCATTTGAACTACTATCACTTTTTTGCACTAATTCTCTTATCTCTTTAGGTAAAGCAGAAGGAGACATTGACTCTTTAGTAACAAGATAAAGAACGTTACCAGAGGGGTCCCGCTTAACAACGTATGAGTCCATCCTAAACACACGCATACCACCCGCATCTGGAACGTAGATAAGAGCGTTGCCAGAAACAACTAAATGTTTTAACGCTTCAAAGGCTCCAACCCGGACAGCAGAGGTTTCTACCTCAGTCATAACTGCCCTTTCAACTTCGCCTAAAGCTTTCTCTAGCTCTGTCTTAAGAGTATCATCGCCGCCCTGTTTCTTAAGAAGATAAGAGTCAACAGCCATCCTAAAAAACGGCTGGTTAGGTGGCAACAACGCCATCAAAAGCTTAGAAGCAAGGTTATTTACACCCCTTGCCCCTACGCCTTGAAACGGTGTGTAATACTTAGTTGCGTAACTATGACCCTCGGGTGGAACAAGGGTAGGAATAGTTAACTCCGCACAATCTCTAGCTCTTGTCAAAAAGCTAAAGCGTTGCGAAGCAAGCTCCAAGTAGGTAGCTTTTGCGTTCTCAACCATTTAATTAAGTCTTAAAAGGTATTTTGTATGCAATCACAACCACCCCGCTTGCGGGAGTGACACTAGTGAACAGTCCGTTAATTCTGGCATCAGCCGTAAAGGTTTTGCCAGTAATCGTTCCAGACCATCCCCTAGCTGTTAGAGCAGACAAAGAACCGCTAGTTACAAACTGGATGGACCCAAACGCATACCCTGTATCCGGGGTAAGCGCAGTAGTACCATCACCTGTTGCAACTTGCGCTCCATACTGCCCAAGTGTTGCATAAATGCTAGGACTCGTCATTTAGTTGTCTCCTTAATTTCCTATAGGCAAGTTATATCCACGACCAATCCGAGCATTCTCGGCATCAATACGCAGACCACTACGCCCAAGTCTACCCACACGGATAGAATCTGAACCAGTTTTAATTTTCAACGCATCTGGCTCTTCCAACTTCTTAGCAGTCTCCGTGGGCGGTGGGGGAGCCGGGGGAGGCGGCGGGGGAGGAGGAGGAGGAGGGGGCATTGAGTAACCACCACCACACATAGGCTTTTCTCCTTAACTATTCACTAGGATGTTTTCGTTTTGTTGCTCGTATTTCTTCTCTAAGAGACGAACTACTGAGCGTTGACCAGAGTAAAACCAGACCATCCTATCAGTCCAATCTAACTCCGGGCATCTTTCTGGGATGCTATTATTTAGTGCCTTTAACAGCACTTCTGACACTTTAGGAAATTCATCCAATCCGTCAACACTAGATTTTTCTTTATTATTTACGATCATCTAATTCTTTTGGTAATTGACCAACCTCTATCCTATGAGCCGTTTCAATCATAGCAAGAATATTCCATGCGGCGGCTACATCATGCCTTTCATCTTTATGCCCTTCTAAATGTTTTAAAAGGTGGCGTAAAGCTGAATCCATGAACCGGGAAAGCGGTTGCCCTTTTTCCCAATTACGTTCTCCATATTTTTTAGCTCCCTCTTCTAACTGCCTAGCTACCAAGAAGATAGCATGAGGAGGTAATAAATCATAGCGGCCCTTACCGTCCCGGGTATCCCGCCTAGAACCTGTAGAAAACTCTTGTCTTTTACCCGAGTCTTTTACAGTTACATCTTTCACAGTAATCCTCCTTTAATACTTTTATCCCACATTCTAAAGAAACTAAGTACTCAAGAACAGCCCCCTTACTGCTTTCCCACCCTTCTAAAAAAGTAATATAATCACACCTTACCAATTCTCTAATATCGTTTTTTAAATAAGTTTCCCTATCTAAGTCTTTGCGCCCATTAAAATGTTCTGCCGGGTTAGTTACTAAGTAACCCATTTTTCTTATACGTGTAGCTTTAGCATGAAAAGCCGGGTAGTTTAAATCTGGAAACCCGGTCATGGGTCCAGATACATAAACCCGCTTTTTACGGCTTCCAGAGTACAGGTTTTTTCTTTTCATTGTCATACTCTCCATGCCGCAGAATCCTAGCTAATCTTGCCTGAGTAATTGCCTCTTCTTCCCCTAACCCTGCCTTTTTAAATGAGGCTTTAATACACTCCCAATAATAAGAAAGCTTACCTTTTCCCGGTTCTCCAAGTATACCCTCTGCTCTCTTTGGCCCAATCCCGGGGCATCCGGGGTAACCGTCTGTTGTATCCCCTACTAAAGTTTGATACATAAACCAATAGTCAGCTTCGTCATTTGTTATAGTAGATATGCCGTTATGGGGTTTATCCGGGTTATAATGTTTAGCTGGGAATGTTTTAAAATCTTTATCTATACTAACTACAACGCACTTATCTTTATACTTACCTGTGGCTAGTACACCAATAACATCATCAGCTTCTATGTTATCCCACACTTCTGTCTTAAACGCTGTTTTTAATCTTTCTTTAAGCTGGTTTAAAACTACAGGTTTCCGGGTGGATGCTCTATGAGCCTTATAAGTAGAAGAAAGGCTTTTCCTAAAATTATTTGAGTGTGATAAGGCAACAACAACATCATCAGCATCTAAACTGTCTTTTAATTCCTCAATGAATACCAAGGCCCTTCCTACAACTTCCTTCAAATCACAATGCAAAGTCCAGAAATCATCTCCCCAATGAAAAGGCTGTTCAGCTAAAAAAGACGTTTTGTAGGCTACAACGTCACCATCAATAAGTAAGGTAGGTTTGCTCATTTTAACTTTCTTTTAATATTGCACCCTTTTAAGAGAAGCAATCTGGGCAACAATTTGGGACTTTCTAACTCTGTCTTTTTCCTTGTACAAACGTATCCCAAGTCGTGCTTGCTCTTTCTTCTCACGCAAAAATGGGAGTAATCTTTGAAGAACCGGGATGGCGTTTGGGCCGAAAACTCTCCACCTGTAGAACCTCCTACAATTCTTATACTTATGTCGTGTCTTACTGTTTCCATGAGTACTGCTGTGAACCGAACCACCAAAAGCTTTACACATAGAACGGCAGACCATAGGGTACGTACTAGTGAGTTGAGCCTCAAGCGCAAAGTATTTAGAATAGTTAACCCTTGCGTGAATACAGCCCTCCCCATCAAAGTATCCAGCATAGTAAGAAAGCTCTTCATTTTTTATCCTCTTCATTAATGGGTTTCTGCCCAATTGTTTCCAATTCTGAACTCACCGTCTAAAGGACATCTAAATTTAAAAAGCCTCCCGGCTTCTTTAATAGACTGTACTGCTATCTGTCCTACTGTTTCAGCTATTGGTTCTCGGGCTTGAATCTGTATTTCATCATGTATATGAGCTACAAAAGAAAAATCTTTACCCCATACATACCCAGCCTTCTGTAAAGCATCAAATAAACAGATTGTAGCCTGTTTCATAATCAATGCCCCGGCTGACTGTAAGAGTGTATTTAAAGCGGCGTGTTTGGACCTAATAGAAAGCTGTCTGCCATCTAACCCAATTAACCAATCCCTATTAGATAGCACAGAATCAATTTCTTCTTTAAGTCTTTTAAGTGCCGGGGTTTGTTTCAAAAACTCGCTCTTAATTTTCTTACCAGCTTCAACACCTTTACCTATGATCTTGCCAATCTTCTCATCCCCTGCCCCATACAAAAACGCATAAATAAAGGTCTTTGCGTCATTCCGTGTGGGTAACCCTGCCGCCCTTTGATTAGCCGTGTGAATATCCCCCTCTAGTAAAAGCTTTGCATAAATTCCATCGTCAAACCTAGCCATGTAGTGAGCAAGGCAACGAAGCTCAATACCAGAAGCATCTGCCCCTACTAATTTAAATCCATTAGGCACTATAAATAAACTTCTACATTCTTTACCATACGGACTACCCACACTAGGAACCTGAGCCATGTTAGGGTTTTTATGAGTACACCTACCAGTAACCGCACCATTTGTGATAATTCGGCCATGAATCTTGCCCTTCTTTTCCATCTTTATCCAAGCCTCGTTACCTTCCGCTAACTGCCCTATTCTTTTTGAGACCATTAAATACTCACACAAAGGTTTAGCCTCTGCAAAATTAAGCTCATTTAAAACAGCTTCATCAATTTTAGGCTTACCGTCTGGGGTAAATTCAAGCGGCCTCCAACCATACTTTTTAATAAACCTATCTGAAATCTGATCTCTGCTTCCGGGGTTAAATGGGGTTTCTTTAATCTTAGCCGCACCCTTGGTTACATCCTTTGCTTTATACCCGGCGGCAACAGCTTCCTTCTTAGTAGCCCAGACTTTACCATCCGGGGTTGCCCAAAGCGTAGACTTCATAACCTCCCTGTCTGGTTCAAATACACTCTGTAAAGTCTTTTCAATCTCCATTCGTTTTTTGCACAACTCTACGTAAAGAGCCTGTGCCGCCTTAACATCAAAATTAAAACCATGCTGATGTTGCAATTGCATAAGCTTTGCAAAACGATGTTCTAATTGAAGAGAGTGAGCAGAATAGTTTTTACTTGTTATCAGCTTCCATAGTCGCTCAGTTACCTCTACGTCTTGAGCACAGTAATCTTCCATCTCTTGAGACCATTTTGAAAAATCAGCTTTCTCTGACTCTTTAAAGTCTCCTTTTAGTAAACCTACTCTGTAACCCCAAGCTTTTAGGCTATGGGACCCAATAAGCTTTTTTGGAAACAATGGGTCAGTAACTACCCGGGAAAAATCTCTTTCCTTCATGTCTGCCCATATCAAACGAGAGCAAACAATAGTATCATATATGTTTCCAGAAGGCTCAAAGTTTGGGTAAAGCTTCTGAATTGCAGGAATGTCAAAATCAATAATGTTATGTCCAATAAGCGTAGATGCCCCCTGCAATAGCTCTATCCCTTTGGTGATATTACCTTGCTGTGAAGAAAACCTATGAACCGTCCCCAAAATAGGATTCTTTAACACTATACAATGTATAGTAGTCATGTCAGGAATTAAATTGTCTGACTCTAAATCAAAAATATAAATAGAATCACTCATTGATTTGAAGATGTTGCCCATCCAACAAGACTATAACGTGTTCCTAGATACACCTTTTTTGCCCGGTGTAGTAAATAACAAGGAAAAATTGTGGCAGAACCAACGTTGTTAGCTAGGTAACCATTCTTCCAGCCGTTTGCCTTAATCTCTGTGCCGCCCCCAATAGCGGCATTCTTTAAATTAACTACACAAGCTAGTAATCTTACGTCATTTTCTGCTCCATTGTCAAAATGCCAATCATAATTTTGAAAAGCTTTATACTCAGTAAACTGTAATGAGTAAGGAATTTTAATGTTAAATCCGTAGCATTCGTCATTCACCTGTTGCAAGGCATAATGAATCTTTTTAAAAATCCAACCGCTTCCCATCGCAGTACTATGAAGCCAAGCTAGGCTACAGTTTCGTCCTTGACCCTTGGCCCATCTTCCATCTTTATGCTGTAGTTTACCATCTTCCTTAATTAAGGAATTTCCCATGTAAACAATATCCTCGCACTCGCTTTTGGTAAACAGATTGGCATACGTGACCGCATCACATACTTTACGTTTCATTTTTGTTGCTCCTTTCTATATTTCTATTTGTTAACAACTATTTTGTCAATTATAATTCTTCTATTTCTTTTGGAATAACTATGTCTGGTGTGGAAAGCTCAAGAAGCCGCCCACTTGTAGGGTTATATTCTAAAGTAGAGCAAAGCCCTGTCTCTCCGCTCCATCTATTTTTTAAGACCCTTACATACGTCTGTAGCCGCTCTGCCGGGTTACCTTGTTGGTTCCGCTCCAAGCCAATAACCATGTCTGACAACTGAGCAATACCAGCAGAACCCCGCAATTGAGATAGGCTTGTTGCCGCTCCTTCCTCATGGCCCCGGCCCTCAGGCCGCTTTAAATGGCTAACAAGAATTAAACCCATTTTTAATTCCTCTACCAAAGAACGCAATCTAGTCATGGTATTGTCAATTAGCCTACGCTCATCACCTCCATCCATACCAGAAACTACAATTGATAAGTGGTCTAAGAAGATAAAGTCACACTCACAGGCCCTAACAAGGTAACGAATACGATTTAATAAGTTATCTGAGTCAATGGAACCAAAATGGTCATAGGTAAAAAACTTACCGCTCCCAACAGTAGCTTCAAAGGTCTGCTTTAAATCATTCTCATTGATTCCATTCATGCCCAAGTGAAGAGGTGAACTCATGCCAATACCCATAATCCCCAAGGCTGTGCGGCGTACACTCTCTTCAAGAGCTATGTACCCAACCTTTTGATTATTAGTCAGAAGATAATGAGCCAACTCTCTACAAAATTGGCTTTTTCCAACCCCTGACCCGGCTGTAACTGTAACCAACTCACCCTTCCTAAGACCGTGTGTAAACCTAGTTAAACCGCTGAATGGGTAGTGAATAGCTGAACTCTGGTCCACCTTTGTAATCGTCTCCCAAAGGTCAGTACCAGCTACAATTCCGTCAGGTCTAAAGGTTTTAGCTCCCCAGATAGCGTCAATCACCTCTGGTTCTCTACCAGCCAAAAGCATATCGTTAATGTCTTTAAGCGGTAGCGAAGCAATCTTAGCCTTTCCCGGGGACATAAGCCCGGCGCAAATAGTGGCGGCTTTCCTCCCGGCATCGTCAGAATCAAACATGAAAACAACCGTCTCAAACTTTTCAAGCCAATCTACAGCCTTCTGTATGGCTGTAGGTGCGGCACTAGCTCCATTTGGGACAGATACTACAGGCCACTTGTTGTTATGGATATGGCTGAGTGATAGTGCGTCAATTTCCCCCTCAGTAACTACAATCATCTTGCCACCCTCACGCCACAAGTGTTGCCCATACAGGCCCATCTGTTTGCTATTACCAATAATCCTAAAGTCTTTATTTGGAAACCTAAGCTTTTGGGCAACTATTTTGTTATCTTCGCTACGGTAGTTAGCAATCTGCACAGGAAAACCACCATAGGCCCCAACACGGTAATCCCACTTAGAACAAGTCTCTTTGCCTATTTTACGTTTAGTAAGATCAGTTAACTCTCCGTCTACAAAAGTTTCCATCGGGTTTTTAAATGAAGTTATTTCTGGCATAACGGTCCTTTCTCCTTTTCCATGAAAATAGGTACTGCACTTGAAACAGTAAGCATGGCCATCCTCATACATGGCTTTAGCATCGGAGGAGCCACACTTCTCACAAGGGCTATGACCTATAAATTTACTTTTCTCTAATTCAGTCATTTTTATTGTTTTTAAGCCACTCATTAGGAGTCTTAGACATTTGTACGCTTAGTGCCTTGTCAGCGTTATTAACGTGTTCAAGGCAATCCAAGCATATACTTTGTCCATTAGGAACAGCCGGGTTAAATCCAAGTTTAGCTTTGCAAACTAGACAAAAATCGTCAGGCCCCGGTTTGTTCTTCTCGATAAAAAGGCTCATTGTCTAAGCCGCCACCTCCTTCCCTAACTCAGTTTTGAGCCTGTCTAGCTCACCTACCAATTGAGTATTTGTTTCAATTAACTCTTTTAACATAGCCCGGTAATCGTGCATGATCGGGCCAACTTTCTCATAATACTTAACTACAGTAGTTAGGACATCGAAGTACCACTTATAAGTCTGTATGAGTTTAGTTATCTCTTCATTCCCGGCATAAGTTTTTAGCAACTCTGGGATGCTCTTAGCCTGTATGTAGCCATCTGGTAAAGGAGGCAACTTACAATTAGCTGTTACATATAGCGGGTGGTCAAGCAGGTCTTTGTTTATCTCCATCATTTTTTATCCACTCCTCAGGGATTTTCCCTTCTGCCCACATGATTCCGTTTGCTGTTGCCCATTCCCCATACGTAGTAGAACTCTGTTTTGACAAGCGTTGGCTTGCCCTTTGAAACACTATCCGTAGGTCTAGCCCCGGATTCTGTTTCTTTACAGCTTTCAGCTTCGCACGATCTGAGGGAACGAAATAGCCCTTGGCTTCCAACAGAAACGGTCTCTGCGTGTGCAAAAGGAAATCTGGTTTGTATTTGCATACCTTTACGTATCCAATAATTTTCGCTTCGTACCCAAACTTGACACCAGAAGTTTCCAACTGGTGTGCAAGCTTGGATTCAAATTGGGACCTGTATTTAGAAATCCCCTGTGATTTTCGGTTCAGCCACTTCATTATTGTCCTCTGTCTTTGGCGCACCAAAAGCAGAGTCAGGGAACGATTCTCCCCCGGCTACAAAACCCTCTTCTTCTGGGGTAAACCCAAAGTTAGAGGCATTTCCTCCGCTATACTGGTGCAATTCAAAAACTTGAACTGCTTTGCAACGCAAGCTTACGCCGCAACCAAGTAGGGGAGTAAACCAAGGATAGACCTCGGCGGCTACTTTAAGAGTAGAACCACCACCAACCCTGTCTTGAATTGCATTACCTTTAGAGTCAAACAAAGCGGGACGCTGTTCCCAAGACTGCCCTGTTTTCTTGCTCACAATCTTTGCGGCAAGGGTAAACTTAATTTCAACGTCCCCGGTTTCTACCCCGGAGTCATTCGTCACCTTTTTCCAAGGCATCTCCGCTGTTTTCAACTCCTTCTTCTTTTCCTTTGTACAGGTATCTTTGTAGTGTCTCACAAAGACTTCCTTAACCGCTTGAATAAACGGCTCGGCTTCCTCACGTTTGCAAACTAGGCGAACAGAGTACTCTCCGTCTGCCTTGAATTTTTTGTCAGGCTCATTAAGCTTCGGATACTTAGCAGTACCCTTCGGGCTGACAACCCGCATTAATTTTGGTCTCTCATTCATTTTTGTTTCTCCTTATTTACGAAAAGAAGTAGTTGCTTAACTCCAACTTGGAAACGTCTAAGTCCCCAAGTTTCGGGAGGGGAGGTAATATGCAACTATGTCTCTTCATTTTGTTGGCTCCTTCTATGTATTTATTTATCTCCTCCCGAAATTTATTTAGCAAGTTTTCTCTAAATATTTTTGCGTATACCTTGCGAAGAGTTTCAGCCATTGACTTAGCGTCAGCGGCTACCACCCCGAAGGAATCATGTATCATGGCAAAGTTTTTAATTTCTGGCAAGTCAAAAACAGTCTGATGCAAACAGGCAGAATCCAGAGAGTGAACGTAGTTAGGACTGATGCCGTTAACTTGGCGGCGCATACTCATTTTTCTCTGGTCAACGGCAAGCTTATGGTATCTCACCTTCCCGGCCAAAGTTGACTTAACCATTTTAGTCAAGCTTTTTGGGTAGTCTTGCACAACCGGGAAACCGCTGGGAGTTACCCAACGAATATCTATTTTTGCTTTGCAACAGGCCCGGGCCACTTGCTGAAACCAGCCCATACATTCCTGAGCCTTACCTACTACTTCCTTAATGCTGGCCCATACAATAGGAGTCAGATAGACGCAAGCTCTAAATGAAGTTACGTCAGCCGGGAAGGAACGCTTTAAAAGCTCTTCGTCAAGCCATTCCTCAAGATAAATTCTGCAAGCAGTATAAGTGCCACCATAAGGAAGAATCATTACAGGCCGCTTAGTTGTCTTTCTAGTAATACCAAACTGCAACCAAGCCCTAGCCAAACTATCATCTTTTTCCTTAAGCTTCTCAATTACTCTATGGGCTACGTCAGCGTATATGTCCCGGGGATGCGTACTAGGTAAGCAGTTAGTAGCCTCGGCCCCATCCGTATCCCTCATAAGTAAGGATAGAATCTGCAAGCCGTTGTTACTGGCATCTAAACTTATAGGCAATCTACTTACAAACTTACCACCCTTTTCAACTGCCTCGCCAAACTCAAACACCCATGCAAGGAATTGCCAAGGCTCATCAGCGGCAGACCAAAAGTCCACGTTACCTAATGGGTCCTTAGCTGTACTTAAAATGGCTTTTTTATTTTCATCTACCCATCCGATACGTTCCTCAAGAGGGGCTTTGTCTAAGCCATAGCAGTTAGCCCCATGAAGCTTAAGGTATGCCCAAGCTGTTTCGTCTAATTTCTTACCTTCTTTAAATATCAATAAACCCCGGGCAAGGTCCGTACCCTGAGGAGTTAAGAAGTACGGTAAAGCGTACACCCTACCTCTGAAATCAATTTGATAAGGAAAGTAAATAGCCTCTGCATCTTGAAGCTTCTTAGCCAACGTTACAGTCCGGGCTACCTGCAATCTTTTGCTTTTGTTCTTTGCATTAAATTCGTAAACCTTGGCGGCTTGTCTCTTCCATGCCTTTCTTGCATCAGAATTATCAGCTATGTCTAGCGGCTTTGTTGGTATCTCCATCAAATTGCTGTTTGGTAATACGTTGTTTGCCGTGTATCCGTTATCCCAAAAGTGACATACAATATCCAAAAGCTTTTTATTAATAATCCACTTTGTCCCCTGCATACGGTTAATTGCCTCGTATACAACAGGCATAGAATGGTTTTCAATAAGCCGCTTGAATGCCCTGTTACGTGTTTTAACAATGCAAGGCCGCTCAGAAAACACACCGTCACCATAGCCACCACCATAGGGGTTTCCGTCCTTCCAAACCTTAGGCGGCTCCACCATAGGCATGAGGGTAGGGTTTAACTGTTCATTAAACTTATCGTACTTTTCAATCCAATCTGCTGTTATGGATGAGGCTACAATGTAGCTACACTTTTTATTCCCTCTCTCATACATAGCCTCAATATCTATGAGTCCTGTAGCCTTCCTAAATACTTCAATACAGGCCATGCCCAAGTGAAGCTTCTCAGTAGGAGTCCACCATTTCCAAACAAACCCGGCTTGCTTTACACGATGATTAGCTACAAGCCGCCTAAGAGAATACCCAATTTTCCTATCGCATTCTAAACGAATTGCTCTCCATGTCTCAGGCTTTTCTTTGTGCATCTTAGTGAACCGAGCCTCATCCTCTAAGGCCGCACCAATGGCTATGGCAGTAGCTGTGAGTGGGCGGCGGCTACTGATACAGTCAAGTAAACAACGGCACACAATAAAGCTAGATAGCTCTGGCTGAAACAGGTCCAACAGTTTAACGCTAGAGTGGTTTACCCCGGGTTTTGTTTTGGCCTGTTTAATCCATTGAGCCATCTCAACTGAAACATCATGGACAGAATTACGCAACAAGGTAGCCCCGGCAGAACTAGCAGTTTCCCGCTGTTTGCTTTTGGCTTGGTTGGTCTTGGAACGGTACTTGGTAATACCTTCCGAAACCATCTCCTTGTTGAGTACTTCTTGCTTCACTTAAAATCTATGTATGAAGCACCAACAGTAGTGTGAGTGGGTACGCCCTGCTCAGGGTTTTTATACCAGTTAACACAACGCTCCATTAAATCATTCTCCCTTAGCTCTGCGGCTACCAAGGCAGACTTAATTTCATCACGTTCCCTTTCAAGGCTATCGCACTTTTCTTTTAGAGAGTTAATCGTCTTAACTAATGTGGATACAGTTTCGGCTAACACCGATTCAATCTTGTTCATTTTTAGCTCCTTATTCTAAGGCTTGGGTTGCTTGTTTCAGTTGGGCTGGGCAAAGGTGGGCATAGCGCATCGTTATCTGGATGCTCTTATGGCCCAAGTATTCTTTCACCGTTAGGATTGGAATACCTGCTTGCACCAATCTGCTTGCACACGTATGCCGCAAGGCATGGGGTACAAATTCTTTATCAGTAGCGAGGCTCATAATGCCCCGGGCTTCATTCCAAGCATGATTAAATGTAGATTGGCTAATCATACCAAAAGGCTTTGCGTCTCCACTAGCCTTCCTTTCATTTAGCATTTGTTTTAACCGCTTAGTAAGTGGAATGGTCCGGGCTTCTCCATTTTTGGTGTCCCAAAAAGTAGCGTTTCCATCTTGAATGTCTTTCCACTCAAGCCGCAAGGCTTCGCCAACCCTAGCCCCGGTGTCCACTAAAAACAGACTAAGCCGGGCAAGCTCTGGCCTATTCATTTGAATAAAAGTCTCAAGCAACAACGTTTCTTCTCCATGACTAAGGTATCTAATCCTATTCTTGGACTCCTTATTCTTAATGATGTTAGGCACTCGCTCTATCCACTCCATGTTGTAGGCATACCTAAGTATCTTGCTTATTGACGCAAGCTTTCGGTTTACAGTTGCACTACTGTTACCAGCATCAACAAGACTCTTTACATAACCCTCAATCTTTTCGGCAGTTATATTCTTAAGTAAGGTATCTTCACCAAAGAACTTTAAGGCAAACCCTCCGTTACGCATGGAGCCAACCTCGTTCTTTGACCCTGCCCAATACCGGGCAACAACACCATCGTAAGCGTCTTTAAACTTCTTGTTTGTAGTCATTTTTTAGGTCCTCTTCTACAACCCAACCCTCAGGCAGATACTCAGCGTAAGGTAAGCCCTCTCCAATATAGGCAAACTGCTGGTTTGTTGCTTTATTTACTAACACCCACCCACCGTCAGCAACAGGACGAAGGATAGCTACTTTTTTATTCTCTACAGGTTTACTCATTTTTTCTCCTCTTTTTGGTTTGTTCCGACAACAAGTACACTAAACCCCAACAACAAAAGAATCTTTCTTATCTTTCGATTTTCTTGAATGTCAGGGCCGCTAACACGTACCATCTTCTTCTGCTTAAAGAATGTCCAAACAGAGCGTCCATCCGGGCATATCCAGCATCCACCATCCTTAACCTTAAGAATTAAGTCTATTACGTGTGCTAACTCATAAGGGTTAGGCTTCCAACTAGTATTCTTCACAGCAAAATTATAAAAAATTTTTTTCTTACAGCCATCTAACTCAATTTTTTTATTTTCACCTATTAGTGATTTTAATGCCTCCTCCTTAATAGGCAACTCTGAAAAATTAGTGACATTCATTTTTTAATGTCCTCTTGTTTTTCAGAAGGCTTAACAATTCCAAACATCCTAGCCTGTACGTCTACGTCAGCATTTAGAGCAGAGTTTTCACGAATGCGGCGTAAGACATGAGCCTTGTATTTAATGGTTTCATTTATCTCCTTAGCAAAGCTACTCCGGGCAATAGCCGCCCTCTTTGCTGAAAACCATATCCCACCTGCGTTGTTCTTCATACAGTCATTTTGAATGATACTTCAATATGCTCGCTTTGGTTTCGCTTCCTTGAGCGATTTAACAAAAGCAAAATAACGCATATTGAATCAGTAAGTGTGTTATCCAATTTATCGACCTCTTTTAAAAGCTCACACACCTTGTCAAGTTTATCAGACGCAATCTGGTTAGTGTCGCTCATTTAGTTGTCCCCTTTTTAGTCATCTCATAAGGCACGTAATCAGACAGGTGAAACTCCGGGTAAGTCTTATATCTTCCGTACTTCATGCTGTTATGCACAGCCGTAATCAGAATATTTAGTGCGTCAGCACATTCACTCATAGCGGTGTCATACACGTATATTTCTGTTTTGATACCATCAATCTCAACCCAAAAATGCCACTCGTGAGAAGAAATGTTGTGATGTTTATGTATGACTTTGCTGATCTCATCTCTTGTCATTTGGTGCATCATAAAAGCACCGCCAATAGAACTAGCACAACGAACATCGCAGAGGTCCATCCGAGTAGAAATGCCTTTGCGAAGGCAAATTGTTTTTTTGTTATTTTCATTTTTCTCCTCTATAGCCGCCAGTTGTTTGTGAGTTGGTTAGCTCCTCAACCTTCCAACTCCTGTCAGCTACACGTATATTTATCGCCAACACGAAAAGAGGTCAAGGGATTTTTTTACTTTTCTAAAAAATCTTTTATCCCCAACACGTATGGCTTCGCCAACACGTATAGTAACTGATGATAGTAAACAGAATATTTTGGGTTTGTGGATATTTAACGTTATTAATATTTAACTAAGTTAAGTATTTTTAAAGGCATAAAAAACCGGGGCAAGGTTTTAAGGCCCGGCCCCGGCTTTTACCCTAAGCGGCTTATTTATTTACCACGCCAAGGGCCAACAGGCCCCAAGCTAGGAGAGAAGCGGCTAGGAATATGATTTCTGGTGCGCTCATATTGAATGCCTCCCGGGTTCAATGCGCTAGGTAAGCAACGTTTAAAACGTTCTTATCCCAACAGCGGCGGCAATCCATACAGCGGTCACCCTGCCGGGGAGCCGGGCAGTCACTTTTGACTTTCTCCCGGGTCACCGTAGAGCAAACCCCTCCAATCCTTTCAGCTAGGAGTTTAGATGGGGGAGCGTCAACAAAGTACGCTGACAGCCTCACCGTTAGGTTGGGCGGGATGATTCCTCCCTGTGCTTGGTAGGTTTGGATAATCCCGGCTTCTCTGGTGGGGAGCCAAAAGGCAACCCCGGGCAGGAGCGTAGCGACTAGGCAGATTTTCCGAAGATGGGCAACGTTTTGAACGTCCCCGGAATCGTGCCAGCGAAAGAAAGCGTTTCCCTCGCATTTTAAAAGATACACCATCGCTTCTACCCATCGCTCATTCTTAAGCGATTGGAGCCGCCTTTCCATCGCTTTCACCGTGTTGGGCCATCTGTAGTTTCCCCGGTCTGCATAGCATATCTCGCAAGTTGAGCCGGGGACCTTGGCAAGCTTCCACCCTACGTTGCAAGCGTAGGTGGGCAGATTATAAGCCGGGCAAGGCATTTTCCGGGGCCATGACAAGCCGCCGCAAAGATGAAACGCCAGCCGCTCCGACATAGGCCCGGCAAGGTCAAGGGGCGGCAATTCCTTAGCCTTTTTCTTGGGTTTGGGTTTGGTGCGGGGTTTTTCAAGGGTGACAAGTAGCGGCTGACCGTCAATTTTCACGATTTTTTTTGCTAGTTTTTTCATTTTTAATTTTCTCCTATAAATGGACCAACCGGGGCTAGGCTACAGGCCCGGCCCCGGCTGTTCCGTGATAGTTTGTGATAGTTAGCTGACAAGCTCAGGGAGGGCCAAAACTTCGCCTTTTGCGATGCTTTCCCCGGCATCCCATAGGCTACGGTTAAGGGCTACGTTTTCCCGAACCGCTGAAACTCCCCGGACCTTGCGAGTACCAAGGGTTTCCACTCCGTCCCGGTTGGTGCGTGGTGTGGTCCCGGTCCACCCTCCTCGAATGATGTTCTCCTGTACCCTGTTGAAAACCGTCCACAGATTCCCGGCCCTATCCTCAGAGCGGCGAACCTGTAGAACGGAATCAACCCGGGCTGAAAACTCCCGGCGCATGAAGTCCGGGGTGACCATCCCGGCAACGTTTTCCTGACGGAAGAACGAACCGAACCGGGCCGCAACAGCAAACCCGGCAAGGTTCCGGGCTTGTGCTGATGTCACTTCAATTTTCTGCCATGACTGAATCACCGTCTCACCGTGGGCGAACTGCTCACTCACTCCCTCGAGCGCACAGCGCAGGGTATCCCGCAAGTTTTCGGGCCGGGCTGAGTGTTTGATTTTGTAGGAAACGAATGACTGCCCAACAGTCAAACCGTTCAAGCATACCAACCGCATAAACCCGGCCATGATCTCAACGGCTTGGGTTCCATCGTTTCCGTTCATCAACCGCAATTCCCTCACAAGGTCCCCAACCTGCCGGGGCCTATCGGCAAGGGCCAAAACGTCATCTTTCTGCCGCATGGTGACAAGATGCCGGGCGAAGGGTTGGCGTTGCGGGTCCCGGGTGCGGGTCACGCTGGTGCGGTTCACCGTCCAGCCCTCACCCTCGAGCGTTCCCAAGATGTCACCGGAATTAACAGGGGTGAAACGTGGGGAGGTTGTATCCTCGAAACGGTTGCCGTTGTTGATTGTGTTGAGTGTTGTTTCATTCATTTTTTTTCGATGCTCCTTTTTTTCTGCTTCTCAATCTCAGGCCCGGCTCCTCGGCCTTGCCCGGATTGATTAAAAGGAAACTAATCCTTTTTTAAAATCTTTGCAAGCATTAAAAAAACTTTTTTTTCTTGTCCATGTTTACGTCATCCCGGGCCTATTTTCCCGGCATGGTTTGGGGATGGTGTGGGGCATGGCCCCGGTTCCTAATCGTCAATCCTTGGGCATTCTGAGCGCATTTTCAAGGCCCGGCGGCGGCTGGTCCTAAGGTTTGCCCGGGGTTTGGCGGCTGGTGGAATTTAAAGCGGCTAAGGGTTTGGCCCGGGCATGGCTAGGGTTTGCGGCTGGATATATTCCCGGCGGCTTAGGTTTGGCCCCGGGCGGCTCCCGGTGGGCCTAAGGTTTGGGGATAGGTTTGCCGGGCTGATGTTGTTTACAGTCTAACGGAAAAAGAGGGGAAAGGATATTGAAAGAGGGGAAAAGATAAGCACGATAAGCGACCCGGGACGATATAAAGGGATTCAATCTCCCTCACGATGCGTTGATTTTCAACGGCTTAGGTATGACAGCTATATGGGCGGCGGCTTTTTGTCCCGGTTGATTCTGACCGGGCCGGGGCAAGGGGGGAACCGGGTAAAAATGACGTTGTATACTCGCTCAGATTTTTTTGCCAAAAATATTGGGGTCAACGTCCACAGCTACAAGAGACACCAGTAGTAAAAATCCTTTGCTTAAGCCTAGCCTCTTCCCAGCCAACCTCAGGCCAAACCTTATCAATCCCCAGCACTTTCTTTAGGTACTGTCTAGTTTTCAATTCGCTGTCTTTAGGTTTGTCTTTGGCTTCCTCAAGCTTTTTCATTTAAATGATAAACTCCTTTTGAGTACAAAAAACATTCACTAACTTTAAGTTGCCTACAGGCAACCCTTGGTTACTTCATGTTATGTAAAGGTTAAGTAAAGGTTTATGTTAGGGTTATACTTGTTTGTACTTCTTTACACCTTCTTTAGAGTCTTTTTACAAAGCAATCTAAAGCCATATAAAGGTAAAACCTCCCTCCTCTTACTCTCTAAAGCTAGACCTCCCTCAAGAACTAACTTAGGTATATAAATACAAAAAAGTAAAAAGGATAAAAGATATAAGCCGACTTAAAGCAGACTTATACTATTATCAGAGGGGACAACCTATTGATTGGATTGTCGTATACCCGAAGGGTGTTATTTGTCGTTTTTTAGGAGTACCAAGGCGTAGACTGAAAGACCAAACGATACTGCCAACACAAACAATAGAACCATCTTATCTAGGGCTTACTAGGTTCTTGCGGGGGTCGTAAGTCTCAAAGCTATTGTCTGCGCTGATATACCCAATACCGTTGTTTGGGCTACCCTTCCATGCAACGAATTTGCCGTTTTCGTTTTGGAGATTGCCCACCCAATTTTCATGGACAAAGAACTCCTGTGCTTGGCTGATGGATGAGATGCCAAAAAGCACCCCGGCTATTAATACGGATTTTTTCATTTTTATTTTGCTCCTTTTTACTTGGGTCCCATAGCCACCGCTGTAGGCGGCTGGCTCATGTTTCTCAAGCTACTAATCATGCTAACGACTCCGAGTTGCTTGTCAACAGCATTCGGGTCGTACTTTCCGTCAGCAACATATTTGCCAGAATTGTAGATACTGGTCCCGCTGAAAACGTATGGTGATGGCTGGTTCTTGTTAAAATATCCCTTGCCGTTGTAGTACTCAGAAAATGTAGCCATCGCCGCTGAGTCAGAGATTGAGTCCCGGGTAATCCCTAGCTTTTGTTGGATGTTACCCTTTTGTGATAAAGCGTGGACTGCGGCACTTTCCCAATCATTGAATACCGGGATGTTATTGGGGATATGGACTGCGTGTCTGCCCAATGGGTCCCCTTGGTGAAGGTAAGTACCAAAGTTACCTGAGCTTTCACGCCAATGAAGGGCGGCAATCAACTCAGGGGGCATATCTGTTTTAGCCGCTACAGCCTCATACCGGGATTTATTGGTGTTGTAATTGTTAACAAACTGTTTCATCTCGTAAGCCTGAGCAGAGCTTAGGTTAGGGTTTGTAGCCACAAGGTAACGAGCATTACGCAAATATAGGGGGTCTGTACCGCTGTAGGATGGTTTAGGTGGATTCTGGGTATTGGGTTGAGGTGAAACGTTGTTCTGGGGCTGTTGTGGAGCAAAATTTTGCCCTTTTAACACGCTGTTTAGAGCATTTCCCATTTCTTTGCTTAAAACTGCTTTTATGACCATTTGCCGCTCTTGTTCTTGAATATTGATATTAGCTATGCTGGCCTCTTCCGGGGTAGGTTCTTGAGCCATTTGAGGTGCAACCTGCTTCATGGCTGGGCGAATAGGAGTAGATGTTTCTTCTTTATCCTTGCCTTTTCCAATAACTGAATTGGTGCTTTTGCTATTGTACTGGTCTAGGTTGCGAAGGACTACTTTGCTACTCACGGATTTTAGGTCTCCTACTTGGACTCTCATACTTTCATCCAAGTTGTCTGTTTTTTCTTGCCTTGCAACTTAAAAATAGAATCCATAAACTTGTTTAACTCCTTGTCAATCTTCTCTGCCCGAGCTTCTTTAACGGCTATGTCAACGTCCCTAGCCATTTGTTCTACCCAATAACCCACAGCCATAGAAAGGGAGTCAAGACGATCATCCCGGCTAAGTGAGCCTCTATCTTTGGTCAACCGGGAAAGCTGGTAAAAAAGCTGGTATTGCGCCCTTGTGTCAGAAGAGAGCATTGAAGTTGATTTATAGTCTTGGTCAATAACCTTAGCGTCCACAATAAGCCTATGCTGATTCAGAACAGGCTCAAGAGTGTCAATAATGCGCCTTTCCTTTTGTTGGCTATGCCGCACCTCTTCAACTGTGCAGGGGTGTATTTTTCCAAGCACAGGCTTAAGAAGCTGAGTAAACATCCCATCTCCAAAGTTTGACTCAACGATTATATAATTGACTTTTTGTGATTTTGCTACATTTGCCAAAGCTTCAAGATTCTCTGTTTTATAGCCTTCTCTAAACCCCCCGCTTGCCGTTAAAAACAATTGTCCATTTAACATCTTGACTATTGCGTACCCTGTTTCATCTTTGCCTCTGCCAGATGGGTCAATTGCCATTACACTACCTGTATAGGGTGACCATTCTCCAATGGTCTGCATGGGCCTGTAGTACCTGTCTCCGCTTAGTCCTACGCATGGGAGGTCATTCCATGCTAATTCTGGACTACTTGCCCACACAGCCTTTGCGGGGCCTAGCTCTGGATTTAAAGCCATTACCACTAAATCGGAAAGTTTAAGAGGGTAGCGGTCAACGTCAGACAACCGTGTGTCCAACATAAATTGCAAGGCAAACCCTGTCTTGCCATAAGATAACTCCCGCTCAAGTAGGTCATCCTCGCAAAACCTATTACCGTCAGTAGGTTTATTCTCAAGTGAAGCATCATTCTTTAAACCCTCTGAAATTAGTGGAGCAAGCCGATTCCCATACCCGGAAAGATGATGTTTGCCCGGATACCTTGCTGGCCATATTTGCACTTCGTAACCTCTGTCTGGAAGCACATTGTAAATGCTCATCTCGCTCTGAGGAGTGCCTAAGAAAAGAATGCGTCCGTTTGGCTTCAAAACAGCCTCAAACTCCTTAATTGTTTCAGAAAGCCTATCCCGCATCCCTTGGGTCAGGGAATTATTTAAACTTTCTACGTCATCAGCAATAACAACGTCTGCCCGGCTTCCTGTGATTTGCCCTGTAATACCTACGCTTTTTACGCTAGGAGCGTGTGCGGCTGGGGCCGGGCCTACGTCAAAGGCAATTTTAGAGCTTCTTTGATTCTCTCCGGGCATGAGATGTTGAAGAATGGGTATCTCTTGAATAAGCCTTAATGTAAACGTAGAGAAATCATCAGCCCGGCTCTTAGACGCTGAAACAACAAGAAAGTTTAGGCTTGGGTCAAGTAGAAGTTGGTGAACAACAAAGGCTGACGTAACCCAGCTTTTGCCAACTCCTCGAAACGCTTCTACAACTTGCCGTTTAGGTCCGTTTTGAATACTAGAAGCAATATCATACTGAATAGGGGTAGGGTCTGGTAGGTGTAGGTGTTTCCACACAATATAAAGAAAATTACGAAAATCTTTTAGTCTTGGGTCGATGGCTTGCATAAAGGGTAAACGGCTCCGTTAACCGGGTGGACTAAGCGCACATTGGATAGGTGTGTCCCATATTGGTAACCACTAGGGGTTGTGTAGTAGATAAGGCAATAATCATCAAATTCTTCGTCACGCTCAGGACACACAAACCAGTTGCCGCACTTAGAAAAATTACCGTCATCGGCCCATAAATCACAGCTTTTCTCCATTTCATTTAGGGTCATCTTCCATTTTCCTTCTTGGTTTCTCGGGCCTATGGAGACCGTAAGTAAGATTTTCCGTACCCCTAATCTCACTCATATCCACACAGATATGGTCTCCAACATCGTTGAGTTCCACCAAGTATACAGGATTTTGGCTAGGCCCATAGTCAATAATAGCTAACCAAAGGCCCTCCCCCTTAGGTGTCTGCACCCAACGCTCCACAGGTAGGAACGTTATGTTCATATTTTTATTAGTTGCCTATGATATTTTATTTAATAAAAATTTCAATAAAAATATAACAAAATTGTTGCTATTAGTCAGTACTTGTAGACCTTGGGCCTATAAACTATTAAACTAACTGTTTTTATCTGTAGGTTTATTTAAAATAATTTAAAAACTGTTAATTTTTAAACTTTTTAAGCCTTTTTTTGCCTTCTTTTACTGCTTTTATCGTGTAATCCCAATCATATTTTGCAATAATAGCTTCTTCTTCTACCTTTTTTCCAAAAGGAGCCGTTTTCCACTTACCAAACTTGTTTTCTTTGTTCATTTTTTAGACCTATTGTAGTGTACAGAGGTAATTTTAAGATTATTGTAAGAATTGTTCATTGGGTTTCCGTCAGAATGGTCAATATCCTTGCCTCTAACTGCATCTTTACCTTTTTTCTTAATAATAAGCCTCCGGGCCGCATTTCTCATAGCCCTATGCTTAATTTGCTCAGGAGTCCCTTGGTACTCCCGGTATTCTTTAGCGTAGTCTCTCATACTTCGTCCACGTTATCTACATCTTCGTTTAATACAAAATAGTATTCACCGTTACGCTCTACTATTTGCATAAAGCCTTCTACTAAAAGGTATCTTAATTCCTTTAAAATTTCTTCCTCACTCCATTGAGAAAGCTCGTCCAGATCGGACATTTTTTTTTTAATTAAAATTAAGACCAGTTACACCACTAGCAGAGATGTTCAAACGAGGTTCTTCACCAGCCCCACCGCCGCCGCTAGGCATAGAGACCCGGCCAATTTTACCAAAAGATTGCATTTTTCGTTTTAACAAATCTCCGGGGGTAGATGGGGTTTGAGTAGCTTGTAAGGAATTATCAGTATTAACATCTTTATTAATAGCTAGGTATCTTCGGTCCCGAGGGTCTTTTCCTCCCTGTCCAACGGCAGTACCGGGAATTGTGGACGAATACTCTGTTCGTGAAGCCCTAGATTCTGAATAAACACCTGTTGGTGTATATGGTCTGGATTGTCCATGAGGGTCTGCCGTTCTATCTCCGTATTGTCCCCATTTAAAAGTTTGCCCTGCCGTTGGGGAAACTGATGAAAACTCAGTTCCAGACTGAAATCTATTACTTCTGTCAGGAGTGGTTTGCTTTAAAGTAAAATCATCCATAGTTTGAGCAAATCTAACAGGCCCTAGGTTATGAGTTGCCGAGTTATTAAGTGCGTCAATTGTACGTTGGTTTGCTTGCGATAACCAATTATTATAAGTAGCTACTCCATCCCTATTCCTCCTATCCCTAGCCATAGCAGAGTACTTATTAAAATCTGCAATATCAGATTCAAGAATAACGTGTCCAGTTGTTCCAGCATGGTATTCTTTTACCGCACCGCTTTGATCTTTATTAGTTGTAAAGCCCGGGGTGAAACTAGAAAGTCCAGTTATAGATGTTCCAGTAGTTTTTTGCCAATCCATTTTATAGGAAGGCAATATCCCGGGATTAAGGCTACCTGTGTAACCAACTCTTGTTCCTGTTGAAAGGCGTGACGTTGAATTTCTATCTGATCTCATTTTATTTATCCTTTATATTAACCAAAGTTAAGGCCGCTAACCCCGGGTGTAATATTAACACTTATGGTAGTAGCACCCCCATTTTGAGAAGCTGTTGCAGGTAGCGAAGCCCTGCCTTTAAATTTGTTTCTATTTTTTTGAAGTTCAAGGGCTTGTTCTGCTGTCATCTGTTCGGGAGGAGCAGTTAAATCTTGTTTTCCTTCATTCTGTTTTTCAATCATCAAACCTTTACGGCCCGGGTATTGGGGCTTACCAAAGTCACCTACAGGGTCCAACAAGCGTGTAGTACGTTTTCCGTATACGTCAGACCCAGCCCTCCAATAGTCATTCCAAGCATTAGCTGTCTGCTGACCTGCCGCCTGAGCATAGCCGTAGTATTGACCTACTTGAGCATTAGCCTTTCCATCAGACCCACCACCACCGTTCCACACTCTTCCTAAATCCTGTACGCTTAAACGGTCTCCTACTTCCCATTTATAAGTCTTGTAAGGTCCAGTTTGTGCCTGACCTACTGGCCGGGTATCTGTCCTAGATGAAACTCTTCCTATTGGCATATAAATATTCCTTTAATTTGTTCCTGTTAACTCAGTATCGTTAAAAGGCAGTACTTGTGCAAGTCTTTTTAATGGAGAATCGTTAGACGCTAACGCATCTACTCCGTTATCCTTTAAAAATTTAACAGCTACGGCTAAATCTGCTGGTTTTGCGTCCCCTGTTCGGATACGCTGAGTAAGTTCTTCTGCTACAAGCGTATGCAGTTCTTCAAGAACAGGTCTATTATTAGCCGCACTCATTTGTGGAAGGACCCTTTAATCCAATCCCAAGTGATACTGAAAAAAAAGCTAATAGCGGCAATAACTCCAAGAGACTTGTAGTGCCAGCTTTCAAGATGGCGTAACCGTTGATCGTGCATATCAAAAGTCTCTTTAAAAGCTGATTGATTGTTAAGAACATGGTCAATCTTACCTTCAAGCCGACCAATAGAGCGGTGCAGTTCTTCACTCACGCTAGTATTCTCTTAAACCACAGAATTACAACGTTTCTGACGTTTATAGGGTATGTTGCTAAGGTAGGAACAATCAAATTCATAGAAAGTACATCATTAGCCGCTACTGTAACAGCAGGGTTAAACGATGAGTAAACTGAATTAAAACTTGTATTATTAAGATAATCTACTGTAGATGAAAGGATTGTGAGTACAGCACTTGTCTGGTTATTTAATGTTAATGTGAAATTTCCAGCAGACCCACCACTATTACCCCTACTAAAAATTATATTTGCCGCAACTAAAGTACCAGCTAAGGGGCAAATAGCTTGACGAGACAGGTCAGATGATGACGCAGATAGAGTATCAGAAAGCACCGAACCAAACCGCTTTGTACCGTTTGAAGTAATGTCTGTAGCATCATGTCCAAAAGTAATTGAAAAAACATCACTAGGAGTTTGTGTTAATTTAGTTAAAGCAATTGAAGCGTTGGCTAAATCTATGATTTTATCAGTAGCTTTAATAAGGGGCATATAGTTCCTTTATTCTGGTTTTGTAGGCCATATAACAGATTCGGGATTCCCAAAAGTTTGGGGTACATCCCGCAAAGCTGTTCTGTAATTCAACCAAGCCTGTTTGTTTCCTTGGAAGTCAGCTAGTTGGGTGTAATCGCATTCCTGTAGAAGCTTATCTCTTTTATCTCTTGCTGGTTCCCAAAGAATATTATTTTTAATAGCCTCCCAAGTAGCTTCAACTTCTTGTAAGGTTGGTTTTTCTACAGTTTCATCTTGCCAGATAATTCCATCATAGGAATTACCATTTACACAATAACTAGAGTTTGGGCAGAGTTTTTGAAGTGTCCTTGAAATATCCATATATTTTTCCTTAAGCAGTCAATTCTGTAAAAACTAAAGTAGAGCTTGGAAGAGGGTCGTAAGTTAACGAATTTGAGCCAGACCCTCCCCCAGAGGGGTTTTGCCATAGATGGTTTCTGTTTACATAGGACACCCCTGTTCCGTGAGTACCTATAAGCAAATCATAAGATACGTTGGTGTACCCGGGGGCATCCATTAAATCTAGGGGTACAGGGAACATGGAGTAGCCGTTGACGTTACTTATATATGCGGCAGTAACTCTTGTACGTACCCCATCTTGGTTCCCAATGCCAAGCATAGTTACAGGGAGAACAGTTCCAGTTCCAGTCCCGGCCCCGGTAGCTCTAAAATAAGTTCCAGCAGAATTGGCTTGCGCTCCAAAAGATGTAAAAGTTGTAGTCCCGGGGACAACAACCATGTAATAATTTGCGGCAACCATAGCCGTAGCCGCTATTGGTGCTGTTCCTGTCTGCCACCGCATAAGCTGAATAGCTGTTTGATAATTATTACTGTCTCCAACGTGAATTGTTCCTTGAATAAGTACCCTGTTTGTAGCTAAAGATAAATTAAGGTATCCCCCGGTATAAGGAGCGGTATTGGCAGTACCAATTTGTAAACCTGTCACGCTCTGGAATCGCCACCCAGCAGAATTAGTAAACGTATCTCTTTTAATTACGCTATAAACGTTTACAACTCTTTGGGCTGGGAAAGCTATGCTTTGATTACTAACAGCGGTTACTAAACCTTGAGCATTAACAGTAACTTGAGGAGCTTGAGTTGTAGAACCATACGTACCAGTAGTAACACCTGCTTGAGTTGCTAGTTTAGACGCTGAAATGGACCCGGCTAATTTAGCGTCAGTTACAGAGCTATCAGCCAATTTAGCTGTTGCAATAGTGCCATCTGCAATTTTAGCGTTTGTTATACTTGCATCTGTAATTTTTGCAGTAGTAACGGCTCCATCAGATATTTTTGAAGTTCCTACAGCACTATCGTTAATTTTATCAGAAGTAACAGCCGAAGTAGCGAGCTTGGCGTTTGTTATATTTGCATCTACAACTTTAGTTGATGTTACAGACAAATCAGCGAGTTTAGCAGTAGTTACATTTAAATCTTTAATGTTTGCGGTTGCTATTGCGTTTGCCCCCATTTTTGAATCTAAAACAGACCCATTTGCAATTTTATCTGAGGTCACAGCCGAGCTAACAATAGCGTTAGTTCCAACTGTATTATTAGGAATTGCTGAAATTGTAGGTTGAGCATACCCAAGAGAAATGACAACAATTCGTGTACCAGAGGGCGGGGCTTGGTCAAAAGTTAAAGTAGGGCTGGTAGAAATAGAAACATTGTAAGAATAAGTAGGGTCTTGGACAACTCCATCAATAGTAACTAAATAACTATTTGTGTATAAAGCAGTTGCTCCTGTAATTACAAAAACTAATGTTGTTCCATCGCCTGTAAACAGCCATCTAATAGGGTTTCCAGACACCCCACCAGTTGTAATATACTGCTGAATAGAAGAATCTACGTACTGTTTAGATGTGGCATCAGTTAGTGTATCTGGGAGACCAAGACCTGTTGGAGTAAACCCACCAAAATTAAGGTCTCCAAACAGGCTTCCACCTTGTATAGAAAGCTTAGTATCTGCATACGCTTTTGTAGCCGCATCCGTATCTGCTGTAGGAATGCCTAATCCAGTAATCTTATTATTGCCCATCGCCAAGGCCCCGGTCATAGCATCACCAGCTTTTGCTACTTTTAAAGCAAGCCCAGCGTCAACGTAAGCTTTTGTAGTTGCATCAGCTACATCTGTTGGGGCGGCTAGGCCAGTAATTTTGTTAGTACCCATCGCCAAGGCTCCTGTCATTGAGTCCCCGGCTTTAGATACTTTTAAAGCGTCTTGTGTATCTACATAAGTTTTATTTGTTGCATCCGTAGTAACTGTAGGTGTGCCTAATCCAGTAATTTTGTTAGTACCCATCGCCAAGGCCCCGGTCATTGAGTCACCAGCCTTAGATACTTTAAGAGCGTCCTGATTATCTACGTAAAGTTTGGTTGTAGCATCGTTAGCAGAAGTAGGCTGACCAATTTCTGTAATCCGGGTTCCACCTGCAAAAAAGACGCTTCCAATTTTTCCAAGTGCGTTATCCGCTTGTTCTACGTTTTCTTGGTTAAGATAGAAATTCTGTAAAAATGCTAAATCTTGGTCCTCTGCAATAAGGGCAGAACCGTCTTGAAAATCTACTAGGGGTATGGCCTTTTCTGTTATACGCCGAACACGTACAGACGTACCAGCGGCAGGGAAATTAGAGGTAAACCTAATAAAAGCTTGGCTTGCTCCAAAAGGACTAGCAGGGGTTACAGCCTCACCAGCCGCATAAACCGTAAAAGAAGCCTGACTCTGTAGGATTTTGTTAAAGTCAGCGTTAACGTGTGATTTTGCTAGGTAAGAAAAAGGAACAGGAAAGTCAGTACCCAAGGAGCTACCAGCCGTAGTAGTCCCGGTTGCTGTGTATTCGGTATATGTTAATCCAGAAGCCATAGGTATCCTTTTGTTATTTTTTACTTAAGAGGCATCAATTCGTCAACACTTATCCCTCTCTTGAGGGCAAGTTTATTCCTTCGATAAACATTGTAATTGTCATTAACGTCTTTAAATTCCTTTAAGGTCTGCTTTAAGGCGGCATCCCTGTAGGCTCCAATTACTTTACGTACAGAAGCAATTCTAGGGCTATCGTACTTATCAGTAGACTTATCCGACAGTCTTTGATAACTACTTGAACCAATCAAAGCTGTCAACTGTTGCCTTAATGTTCTGCCACCTATTTTAGTGGTTTGGTGAAGCTCCATCCAACGGTCATAAGCAGATTGGCCCTTGCTATTCTGTACGTCACGAAGGTCCATGCCTCCACCTAAATTTGTTCTAGGCATTGAAAATCCATACTGTAACCGGGAAAGCTCATCCATAACCTTATCCTTTTTATTGGATGACATGACAATTGGGCTAAGATAATCTACTCCAAAAGGTATTTTACCAAGAGGAAGCTCTACTGACTCTCCTAGTACGTTCCGCTTTTTGTCAACAAACCCGCTCATCCCGGGAACCTTACGCATAATAGAGTCCATAATTGTCCTAGCTTCCCGGGTCTCAGGGTCAATTGTTGGTACAGCCTGTCCAATCACAGAAGGAACATAAGAAGCTATCTGACTTTTAAGAAGCTTTGGTAAGAACCGCTCAGGAGAATTAATAGCTTCCATAACACGTTCTAACCCAGCCATATAGCTTTTGTTTACTACGTTTTTTTGAATTGCTAAAGCTATTGCACCAAGCCCAGCCATAACCTTTTGGTCCTCGTCTCTATCCATCCTACGTGCAGATTCTCCAAGGTCAGCGGCAAGCCCAAGGAATGTAGCAAAAGGGTCTAGCCTTTGAAACGATACGTACTCATTACCCATTTTAATGCTGTAAGGTCTCCATCCTGTAGCTTCTAACAACTTTCGCTCTTCCTCGTTATTAGGTCCACCCCCTGTAATAGCCCCGCTTATTCCCAGCATAGCCGCCGAAAAGCTAATTGCCCCGCCCATCCAGAATCTTCCAGTAGCTTCTGCTATTAGCCTTGGGTCACCAGAAGCCAAGTCAGCAACCATACGTTTATGGGCTGACCTGAGTAGAGGAACGTCAAGGGGCATCATTCGTTGACCAGCAAACTTCAAGATATTAAGAGGAGTACGTGTAAAAGGCATAGCAAGCCGAGCAACAGGGTGTTGAGCTACAAAGTCTTGTACTCCCCTAGCCATAGACCCGGCTTCTAGCTCAGTTTGGAAGGTAGCTTCTCGGGATACTTTTTCAGCGTACTCTGAGATTTTGCCAAGGGAACCAAAAGACTCCCATTGTCTATTAACCGTATTCTGCATAAAGTTTTGCAACTCATCACCCATTAGACCTTGGGTTTTTCCTAAATCGTAGGCTTCCCGGTAAAGCTTAGACTTGTTAAATAATTCACCTGTCTGACCAAACAGAATTTCCATACGATCAGCTACGTGTTTTCCAACACTTTTTGAAAGTACGTCTGCCGTTAAGTTTTTCCCTGCGTAGGTCTCCATAGCCTCAGTCATCAATGCGGCTTTAGCTGTTGCCCGGGCATTAATTTGCTTAAAGAACTCGTCAGTAGCCATTAGGAACCGTGTAGGTGTATTAACAAAATGAGCTAATCCTTCTACAAACCCATTTAAAGAGCCTTCTCCGACTCCTGTTAAGTTACTTACTTTACCAATAACATCATCAAACCTCTGAGGGGATAGAGCAAACTGTCCCATCCCGGGGTCTGTAAAAGTTTCAGAAATAAACTTAGGCGAATTAGTTTTGTAAGCTAAACGAGCAATTCTTGAGGCATCATTAATAGATTCAACAAGGTAGCCGTACCGAGAGATAAACTCTTTGGCTAGGCCCATGTTCCCCTTTCTTACGGCTCCCACGGCTCCTTCTAATGGGAGATATAAAGTAGTAAATGTGTTACCAAGGGTATTAACTAAAGCTGTCTTAGGGCCAGATAGGATAGCATTAATCCAGAACTCATTGTGAGCATTAATCCACCGCCCCTCCCTAAGAAGCTCATTAACAGCCTTTAAATTACCATCAGCAAAAGCTATATTTAGCTTATCTGCCGCCCTCACAACTGCGTCTCTTCCCCCAAGCTTTGCTAGTCTATCCTCCACAATCTTTCTAGCCCCGGGAATATTAAGGTCAGTTATTGACAACTTACCAAGAAGGTCTTTACGCACACCAGAACTGAACAGGTCCACCGTGTTCATGTATTCTTTCATGGCTTTCCCGGCCCTTAAACCCTTACCCAATGAACTTAACATTCCCTTAATTTTAAGGCCCATGTCAGCTACGTTTGCTCCGTGAACCATAAAATCATTTAGTGCCTTAACATCCCCTGTAACAGCCGCATCAGCCGCCTCTTTAAGCATTTGCATGGAAGAATCAAAACCAAACCGGGCAGACATAAGGGTTACAGGGACATCTTCAAGATTTTTAGCTTTTGCGGTAATTACTTTCAACCAAGCTTCCGGGTCTTTTCCTTGGGCCAAGGCAAGAGGCCGAGCCAAGTCAATAAGCTGTTGGTCTGACATCGGCTTAGTAGCAAGTTTTTCTTTAGCCGCATCAACAAAAGACAATAGCAAACGGTTATTACCTTCTCTATAGCCAAAAACGTTCCAGATATTTTTAATGGCTTGTGTTTGTTTTTCTGTAAGCATTCCTAGCGCATCCCCCGGTTGGCCTGTAATACGCTGTGCTTTGTCTCCCAACGTCTCTGGTTTCATGTAACTATCCAGAGTTTTGCTCATTATTTCATCTAGCTGTGCTTTTTCCTCAGGACTACGAAAAGTGGGAGTTTCTACTGTTCTTGGTTGCGTGGCTGTAGTTTCGCCAATTTTAGGAGTTTGTTCGACAGCTTGTGAGTTTGCGGTAGGCTCAGGGATTGAGGTAGGCACAGCCTCGTTTTTAGGGGCGGCTGACGGTCCCGGGAGTGAATTTTTGATTTCATTAATATTTACTGCATCTAGGGTTGCTTGTTCTACCTCTTGCCCTGTTTTACCAGCTTCAACAGCAAGTTTACGTGCTTTAAAAGCTTTTAATCCAGCAAACAAGGCATCTGTAGCTAGTCCAAACCCAACTCCTTCAATAGCATTTTTAAAGCGTCCCTCTAAATCGCTATCTTTTTCATTAGATGATAAATATTGAGTTACAGCATTGTTTAAAAGGGGGTTATCAACACTAGCCAACAAATTAGAAAGACGTTGAGCGTGTGGGTCAAACGCCGCAAAATTAGCAATTCCACCAGCAACTGCACCTTCAACAATAGGATTAGCCAATAAAGCCCCAGCTTTTGCTATTTGAGCTATTTTAGAAGCTTTGGCTACTGCTCCAAGCTTACCTGCGATACCAAGTCCCGGGATAAAACCTGTAGCAAATTCGCTAACTCCTTCAATAATCTGCCCCGGAAGAGTAGTACTTTCAGCATAGTCACCAAAAACAGCTTTTTTAAACTCTTGGTCAGGCAAGAGGTCCCCGGAAAGTGTATCGGCCAAGTCGTAAACAGACGCACCAGCCCCAACTACACCCCTAAATGGAGCAAGCAAGGCATCAATAGTATAATCCTTAAATGATTTTTCTTTTTCTTTAGGAACAAGGGGTTGATTTGCGGTTTGCATAGCTCCCATACCGGGGGCTTCGTTACCATAACCGTACCCTTGTACCGGGTAAGCACCAGACTGTAGGTCATCTACTGCTGAATCAAAAGGTGTCATTCTCCCCTTTCTAGGAGCCGCATGGCTTGGTTAACTTTAAATTCGTTTAGGTCCACTCCCAAAGACGTTGCTAAGTTTTGAGCAAGCTCAGGTTTTGAGAACACATCGTTGAACTCTTCTCTACTTGAGAACATCGGCATTGACAAGCCATTTATATCAGCTTTTGGGTCAACTGTAACTCCATAAAGCCTAACATTTTCTCTAGCTTTACCAGTTTGCGTATCAATAAAGTTTGTCCAACTTGTTCCTACTTGGTGAGCAGTATGTAAAAAAGAAGTCCTAGCTTCTTGAAGTTTCTTTGGGTCAAGAGGCACAAATATAGGTTTCTGGGGAGGAAGCGGTTGGTTTCCAATAATTTCATTAGCCCTAGAAGCAAGTCCCCTAAGGCTCATTGGCTCAACGCCCCCTGTCTCTCTTTGCGTTACGTACACGCCACCAGAAGCGACTACCTTCCCTTGCTGTTGTAACTCTCTCTCCCCATACTTTTTAACTTCTAAAGCATATTCTTTTATTTGTTGCCTATACTCAGGCCGATCAACACCGGGATTTTTACTTAAATAAGCAGACATATTAACTGCGGCATCGTGAAAATCATTCCTAAGCCTTTCGCTAGAATGGAACATTTTAGAAAAGAAACCCGGTGCAGAACCCGGAGTTTCCCCGGAAGCCATAGCTTTTTCAGCTTCCCTGCGCTTATTCATGCGCTCTGCTTCTGAATTAATTCTAGTTGTAATAATCTTTTCTACGTTGGTTCGTTGGTCGGCATACAAATTGCTTGTTTTAATTCTTCCTTCAAAACCATCGGTCTGTTCATTAGGATTTTGACTACGCTCATTTGTAATTTGTTGAGATACAGCACTCCGATACGTTCTCTGTGCTTCATCCAAAAGATCAGCCTTACGTTTAAGCTCTTCTGGATTTAAGTTATCAGAAGGTAATTTTGCCTCAATTAACTGCATTAAGGCATTTTTATTAAACTCAAAAGCTTCCACTTTGTCTGTTAGCCTTTGGTTTTTCTCTGCTTCAATAAGTCGAGGCTCAAGACTTCTAAAATCTTTAAGAGATATTTTACCTAAATCAAAATTAGTGCGAAGGTCCTCTAAGGCCCGGGATGCGGTATATGGGTCTCTAGTAGCCTGTTCGTAGCGGCTAACGTCACCATCTGATTTGTTAAGACTTCCTAAGGCCCAAGTTTGATTGGCAATTCCTTCTGGGCCTACTGCCATAGAAATAATTGTACCTTTAGTCTCTTCGTTATAATAAGGCTTTGTTTTTAATTTATCCAATAATTCAGCTTTATCATTGGGGTCTAGCTGGTCCTTGCCAGACTTTTCAAGCATATCAGACATCATACTACGAATATCTTTTCTAGCCTCAGACTCAGCCATATTGGTCAATAGCTGGCCACGATGGTAAGCTCTGCTCAAGCCCTCATCATAATGGGCATCTACATAATCCTGTATTTGACCATACTTAGCGGCTTCTAAATGTTTAAGCTTATTGCCATCTCCCCGGGGGTCGGTTTCAAAAACTACGTCCACAATACGTTTAACAGCTTCGGGGTGATCTTGCATATTAGCCGCAACCCAACCTTGAAATCCTTCAAGAAATACACTATTGGGGTTTTTACTTAAGGTCCCAAGCTGGGCCTCTTTCATAATGTCCCTAATCTGATCTACTTTCATGCCTACGTAAGCATCATCATTTAAATTACCAGCAAGCATTTCATCAAACTTCCTAGCAGTAGTACTTTGTAATACCTGCTGTGCTTTAGCATCTTGCCTTCCCATCCTAAGCTCTAAGGCTGAACTTTTAAAAGCTTCTTCAACTGCCCCTACTCGTTTAGAAAAACCTAAATTTGTGTAAAAACTGTTTCCAACATTTTCTTTTGCAAAATCCTGTCTTATTTTACCAACATGGGCCTCTACTTGGTCGGCTGTCATGTCCCCGGTATCCTTTAAAGTTTCTGCCAATTTAGAACGATAAGCCCCCTCTGCTAAATCTTGTCCTGTAAGCTCAAGAACAGTAGTAGCTCTGTAAGGGTTTTGGGATGGGTCCAAAACTCCATTTTTAACCATGTCAGCAACGTTGCCTTTAGCGGCTGTTCGGTATTTATCTGGATTCTTATAAAAATCAACTAGACCTGCATCCCGAGCATCCATGTTGCTCTTTTGCATATAAATCTGATTAAAATTTTCAAGATTTCTGTTAAATACACTTAAAGCCGCAGTAACTTGCCCTAAAGAAGAATCTCCCTGTACCGGGCTAATTGGGTCTGCTGGCCTTCTAAAATTAGATGACTCAATCTCCCTAGCTTTAAGTCTTGGAGCCGCATCTAAATTGTCTACTACAACTCTTGGGTCTTTAGGCATAATTAAACCTTAGCTGTTGGGGATTTACCCGGAGAGTACCGCATATATTGTCCATAAGAATCCAATCCTTGACTTCCAATTTGAAGAGCAGTAGCCCACAAATTAGGCTTCTGAATTGGAGGCATAGGAGTTTGTAGGGCTGTAATATTGTATTGTGTACCAAGCCTTGCATTTTCAATAGACCTGTTAGTAGCGGCTTCGCTATAGAATCCCTGCCTACGAACAGCCTGTGCATAAGCTGTTTCTTGTCTGCCAAAATCAGCCAAAATAGCGTCAACAGAGGCCCCGCTAACACCAGCTTCACCAGCCGCTACAGTAGCCCTAGATTTAGCGGCTTTAGCTTCTTGAGTAATATTAAAAATATCCCGGCCCTGTTGTTCTTTCTCTTGGGCTTCTTTAAACCGCATAGCCTCCGCTTCTTGAAGGTATTTTGCTGTCTCTAGGTCAGCTAACTGTTTCTGTTGATTTCTAAGCTGATTTTGATAAGCCTGTTGAGCGTTAGCCGCAGAAGCTTGGTTCATGTACCCCATGACTGAGGTTGCGGCTCCAATGGCAAAGGTAGCCAATGGAATCAACAAAGGTAACATAAAGCACATATATATTATCCTTTCAGCTTACAAAATTCGTAAAAAGGCAGACCAAGATGACCGTAGTTGTCCAAACGCTGAACAAAACTAAAACCTAGCCATTTAATCCACCTAACATGAAGCTCATTTTTGGCGCAAACCCTGTTAAAAAGCAAGCGTTTCTTACTAATGTCAAATAAGGCATTCATCCAGTAATGAGACTGCCTAAGAAATGGAATCCATAGTCTTTTTATATCATCTGTACCTAAAAGCCATATTAACCCGCAATCCGGGTCTCCGTAGTCAGAGGCTCCAAAGATCATAATAACCTTTCCATCTTCTTCAACTGTTATCGCTGGAATAGAAAGCTCAATACTTTCTTTAAGCATATCAGCAATAGACCGCTCTTCTTCTGTAAATATGGACCTAAGCTCTAATTTATCTTCCTCCCTAATATTAGGAGCAAGAGCTTGAGCATCAGATACTTCTGTTTTACGTAACTTAACCATTGTACCGGGTAGCCCGATTTTGGTAATAGCCTTCAAAATCCATACTAACTAAGGCACAAGGGTATGGAGTGTCATTATAAATATCTATGACTACCTCGTCATTTTTAGCCATAATTGGAAACCTATAAGCTCCGTCTTTTAAGGGGTTGTTCGGCATGATGGTGTCTACGGTATTAAGCTCAATACCGTTAAATATGTATTTGTAAGTAGCCCGGGCCAACGGAGTAACTTCAACTCTAAAATATCGTGTATTGTCATACATAATAGTCCCGGTACGCATCATATAGATACCAGAAGCAACTGACTGCTTACCTTGGCCTACAGACTCTCTAATCATTGGCCTAGATACTCCATAATACATTGTGTAGGGCAATCCTATCCACATTGGCCTACCCGGGATAGCTCCTGTAACAGAAGGCGCAGTACCTAAGTGATTCCCAATAATTCGCAAATAGCTTATGCCGCCAGAAGTATAGATTGGCTTATATTGGTTTACTTGTTCAGCCATGTTAACTGCTGTCCAATAAGTAGTATTTGTAACAGCATTACCTATGTTAGCATTAGTTACTGAGGTATACATGGAATTGTTATAATTAACAATTGACCCAATAGAATAGCTAGTTGTAGAAGAATACGTAGTATATTTTGATGCTATTTCTGCCGCAGTTTTAGCAGTTGAAAGAGTTAAGTTATAACCTCCCGGCAACAGTTTAAAGTCAACGGAATCTGGGGGACTTGCAAAATCTTTGTCTGTATTGCTTAAATAAGCCGTAACAACTTGCATTTTAGTTGATTCTGGAACTTCATAAGGTAACCGCACACTTGTTAAGTTAGTATCAGCATTGTACGTAATATATCCAGAAGGAAGGTCCTTGCTGTACACCCGCCTATCCAAACAAGTCATAAACTCAGCGTAAGTATCTTTTAAACCAGCTTGAAAATAAACAGTTTCAATATTTACGTAAGTACCGTTTCTACGTATTAAAAGGTATAAATCAGTATTAATAAACTCTGCGTTTAGTACTTCTGAATCTGGCCCAAAATCAAATTTAAACCAAGCAGACTGTAATTTTTGGTCCCCTTGGTAAAGATACTTATAAATGTAAACCCCTGTTTTAAACCCATCAGACATAATAGAAATTACTTCTTCATTCTCAGAAGTAGCAATTTTTGTAACATTACCTGCAATATATTTAGAAATAGCAGAAGTTATGTCTACAGCACTATATTGAAGGTTTTCATTAGATACAAAATACTCTTGTATGCCGCTGAAATCTCCACGGCTAAACGGAAAATAAATATTCTTACCAGAAGTTACTGGTCCACAAATCATTGAATTTTCATATTCAGTTGTTTGTGCAACAGATACAGTCTTTGCGCTTAAAATATCTCCGCTAGACAATTTAAATTGAGTTTGGTCAGAAAACAAAACAAGCTTATCGTTAAAAGGTAAAGCATAATTAAGATAACTTACTTTTGCGGCAGTAGTAGCTACGTCAATTGGGTCAGCATCTACAAGCTGTGCAACAGTAGTCCTAAAAAAGTTAAAAAACTCACTAGCCTCTGAAAAAATAATGTTTTCATTTGCTAAAATACCCAATCTATTTTTAAAAAAACAAATATTACGTATTGGATTTCCAATAAAAGATGGGTTTGGGTTTGTGTTTAGGTCCCCGGCAAGCCTATTAGTCCAAGTTAACCGTTTTACTGTAAAAACAGGCACTCCGTTAACAAAATTGCGTACAATTGCATGAGGCATAGTAGCGGCATTAAGAGCATAGGTAATACCCGGAGATACAGCTTCTTCCCATTTACCACTCCCATTAACTCCGTTATCAGCTTTAAATTTTACATAATAATCATCTCCAACTTGCTCAGGGTCAGAGCTAACTTTAGCAACAAAATCTTGAGTAGCATTTGCTGGTAGGTCTTGAAAAAGCTGAACAGTATTTAGCCTATAACTTTGAACAAGTTTAAGAAGAGTATTAGAACCAGAATCAGATACTTTTATAGTAAACGTTGTGTTGGTTCCTCCTGTGATATATATAGAAGAACCATAAGCGGCACATGAAACACCAGAACCACTTAAAACTGTGTTTAATGCCGCAGTTAAGTAATCTGCTATAGTTTCTGTTTTAGCCGCATTTTCATTATTTAAATTGCCATTATTTGTTGAAGTTGCGGTATTTGTGTCTTTTTGATACCAATAAAATCCAGAACCAGTACCATCTCCCTTTCCTGTCTGCACATAAGCAGTATAAGTACTAGCTCCAACTTTAATAGTTACTGTATACTTTGAATTGTAAGCCCCCTGAGCAATATAAGCTATGGCTTCATACGGCCTTACTGCGTATATAGCACTATCCATAGCAGTTATTACATTCTTATTTAAAATAAATGTATAATCAGCTACACTTGAAGCTTGAAGATAAAATTGAGGATTTGAAGTAGCTGAACTTGAATCTTGAAAATATAAAGGATGACCACCAGACAAAGTTACCCCGGCATCATAATTGACTGTTCGCTCAATTCCATCAATCTCAAATATACGTACCTGACCTGTTTTTTGAATAGTTACAAGATACCGTTCAGCAGAATCCCGATTAATTGTATGCAAAAACATACCCCCGGAAGCTGGTTGGAATAGCCGGGCTAAGTGAATAGATGGGGGCCGCTTAATTAAACCTTCTACAGCGGAAGAGTAGCCATTAATCTGCTCTCGGGCCTGAGACCCATAGCGCAGAGCATCAGATTGCTGACTAACTCCCCCAATTAGGTTGGGGATTGTTGTATTAAGTAAAGCCATTTACCTTTACCGATCTAAAACTCTTGTGACTGAATAGTTTGAGAAAATACTGTAATCTGCGCTATCTGTATCCCAAGCAACAATTTCACGCAAAGCTTGGTTTTCATCAACTGAGTTAGCAGAAGTTTGCTCGGCAGACCCAATAATACGCTGAGAAAAGATGCGGCCAGCCCTTAGCACAACATAGCGTTTAACAATTTCTGGTAATTCTTCCCAAGAAAAAAATGAAACAACCTCTGCTTTAATATCAGCGGTAAATGTATAAGTATGATTTTTCTTATCATACAAATAATTTCCTCGAATAACAACGTCTGTATTTGGATACTCAAGTGGGTCGAGGTCAACAGATAAAGCGTTATCTGGAACAATAATTTTACCATCACCACCAATAGGCAGAGTAACCCCTGTCTCCGTATTAAAATGCCATCCTTGGTATTGAATTTCTTTAGTTACTTCATCTAAAATAAGCTCTGCAATCTGCGAGTTAGCAGTATTAGCAATAAGTGAATTTACAGGAGCATCCCCTACAAGGGTTAGCATAGTATTGACAGCTTCTAGTTTAGCAATTCGATGGGAATAGGTTGCCATATATCCTTATTTTTTAGGTCTTATTTTTTAGAATACAACAAAAAAAAGGGGATGCCACCCCTATGAATACGTTGGGAGGAGCCGTGGGTAAATGAATTAAACCACAGGGACAACGTATATAACATAGGAGTGACACCCCCTAAATACTTATCTAATTAAGCATCAATTGATAGCTCAACCGCACACTCGGGACGGAGAACTCCGTGGCCCATAGCGTACTTAGCAACCATCAACGTACCCTGACGCTCGATCTGGTATTCGCTCTCAACCGCAAGGTCAAGAAGCTTAACCGTACCGACTGCCGATGGGTGGAACACAAGACCAATCGTGTTGGTCATGTTCACGGCGTAGCTGTTCTGCGCCGCCGAGTCCGAGGAGGCTTGATTAGTAGTAGCGGTATAGTTATCAGCGGGTACATTGTTCGATTTCACAATCGTAACATTTGCAACCTTGGCAACACTACCGTCAACATAACTACCAGCCGGGGTCGGCTTGGAAGGGTCAGTCAATTCCTTAACGAGCAAGTAGTATTCCTTCGGACGCAACACGCAATAGCGTTGGTCATCTGGAACATTCTTCTCATCAAGGGTTTGAGCGGCTTCATAAATAGCGGCGGCGATTTCAGCCCCGGTATCCAAGCCGAGCGTACCCTTGTTCAACTTCGTTCCAACAGGCGCACCTGAGAACAAAGCCGAGCTAGTCCGAGCCGCTTTAGCAACGACCCGAGCAATCGTCTGATCGAAGGCTTTCGCAAGAGAGCGTCCAATCTCCGTAGTATAGATGGAACGCACATCATAATGATTCTGCGCTTCATCAATGTTAGCGATAAACGCCGA